CACTTATTAATCTGTCCACTCCCTCTTAAGTTGACGGACATCAGAGACACCAAAAAGAGATTTACATTTCTGTTCAGCATCTTCTCTTAAATTAGAATGACAAAGGAATTCTACTTTAGTCAATCTATTTGAATTTAATAAGATCTGTGCAGACCATTTAATTTCTTTCATAAAGTTAACATTGGTGGTGGGTTATCAAATAGAACATTATCAATATAATTATCTGCCCATTCTTTATCAAACCATTTACTAAGAACTGCTTCAGTTTTCCTATTCATTTTTTGTTTCTTACAATAGTAAACTTGATCTTGATAACGTTTGTACGTATCTTCAATAGATCCCTTCTCAGCATTCTTAACTGCTTCACAATATACTTCAAGATACTTCTGAAGTATTTCATAATAATTAACCTTCTCCCAGTCCTCATTCAATCTCATAAACTTACAATAGGGTGAAAATATATCTGCCCAATCTGGTAACTTACGATAATCAAAATCATTATATGATTCACAAATTGGTTTTATCTTTTGATAAACATCCTTTACTCCATGAACAGGAGATAGATCAACAATAGCAGCAGTTACTCTATGTTCATTAGCAACAATATCACAACCAAATATAGGTAGATTATATTTTGGATCTGGAAATAATACACAATGCATTACTTCTAAATTTTTTGTTTCCCCATACTCTAAATGTATCTTACGAAGACCATCGCATGTCCACATTTCATTTACTAAATGAATATCATTGTGAAATATTTCTGGATATTCAGGGTGTTTATATTCTAAATTAGGAAGGGTCGCCACAGTACTGCGGATGACCCTTGAAATAGAAGTTACAATAGTTTCATCATCTTGAATAATCATGCTATTTGCTCAATGAATTTATTAAGGATAGTTTTGTTGGACATCTTAGAACCCATATGCTTTTTAAATGCACGTTGTAATTCTGCTTTAGTAGCAACTTCAGACTTTTGTTTAACTTCAAGATCTGAAGTTCCTTCACCTATTCCCTGATCTGGCATAAAGAATGCTTCAGTGAATCCCATCTTGTCTTTGATAGATGCGAATCTTTCCTTCTTCCATTGCTTATCAAGAACACTATATTCTTCATCAACAAAGTAACGAAAGACTCTATTCGCTTCTGACTTACTGCATAAACGAATTCCAACCCAGTTATAACTAGTTATCTTACGAAAGAACTCAACTATTTCTTTTGTAGTGTTATAAGGACTTGGATTAATTTTCTTTGTAAATCCAGTCTTAGGATCTCTTAAGAAGAATACCTTTCCATGAGAATGACATAATTGTCTTGGAAGAAATTCATCATCACTCCTATAACTAAAGTCAGAATTACGCTCTAAAAGATATTGCATAGGATTAGACTCTCCATCAGTTAAGCAAACTACATTTACTTTCTGAACTTTTTCAACCTTCTTCATTTCATCAACAATGTCACGAGCACAATAGATTGCTTCTGCTAATGGTGTACCTCCAAGATTATATTCTTGATGAATTCTCATGCTCCAACTATTCATAGCAAATGCTTGAAGATAAACAAGTCTTAGAGACTCTTCTAAAGATCTTGGATTCTGTCTGGAAGAAAAGAATTCAAGTAAACGAACATCACTTCCAATATGAAGTTGATTTACTTTAGGATCAACTGCCTTATGACTATAAGAATCACTATAACGATAATGTCCATTCTGGAATGCAAAAACTCTAAATGGAATATTAGATTTCTTACAGAACCATATAAGATTGTAAGTTTGCTTAAGAGTATCAAGTAATACCTGATTCATAGATCCTGACCAGTCAAGGAACATTACAAGTCCATGATTCTTACCATCACTAACAGTAGTAATCTTCTTAAAGATATCTTCAGTTAACTTATACTGATGAAGTTTGTTAGTGTCAAGAACACCTGTCTTAGATACTGCTGCTCTCTTATATTGATCTGCTGCTTTCTTCATCTCAAACTGCTTAACCAAATAATTAACAGTTTTTTGAGTATCCTTTTTAAACTTTAGATAATGATTAAATCCATACTCACGTGATTTTTCAAACTCTTCTAACTCTTGTGGACTAGAAGTTGGATATCCAAAGTAATGAAACTTAAGATCTTCTTGTACTTTTTCTGCTGATACAACAATTTCCTTAACATTTACTTTAGGAAGTGTTAAGTATACCCATTCTTTAGCACTATCATCTATAAGACTTTCAAGTGCATCTTGAAATGCTCCTTCTGTTATACTTTCAGTTTCATCATATTCTGTACCAGCAGCAGGTGAAGGTTTTTGTATCTCTTCTCCTTCTCCACCAATACTCATTTGTCTAGGTGGTGCTGAGTCACCTTCAGTCTCTTCTTCAGTCTCTTGCTGTTCTTCTTGAGATACTGGATCTATTTCTGTTTCTTCTTCTTTATCTGCTGATGTATCTCCTTCTGCATCTATATTAGGTAAATCAACGTCATCAATTTTTTCATCTTCTAAACCTTCTGCATATTCATATAGATCATTTGCTAAATCAAGAACATCCTGAAAAGTTTTAGTAACAGCAGCACGATCTACAAATACCTGTTCTTTCTCATTGAACTCAATATCTGCTTTTCCTTTATAATAAAGATTGATACGATCAATCAAAGGAATTTTAGTAAGATCTTCTTTACCAACACCAAAGAAATCCCGATCCCATAACTCTTTATATCCATCAAAGAATGTTTTTCTAAGACCAGGATATGTAACCTTCATCATACGTTCAATACGAGCATCCTCTAAGACATTAACAAATGCTTTTGGTGCGTCTTGTAGACCCTCCTGTGGGGTGTAGAGAGCATGTCCTACTTCATGTCCTACTAGAAGATCGTATATTGTTTCTGATGCAGTCTTCCAAATAGGTAAGCAAAGCAATCTCTTATCCACATCAAAGTATGCTGTAGTTACTCTACGATGCTCAACTGTTAGGTTCTCAGTTGCGAGTAGTCTAGCAAGAGTTCCCTTTACTTCTTGATTTACCATGTGTCTCCGTTTGATACTCATAGTATAACAGGTCTGGGATTATGGTGCATGGAAATGGGGACAGTTTTTGAACTGTCACCCCAGTGTCGGATCACGCCCGCAACAATAAAACAATTAGTAGTAAGATAAGTGAGAAAGATAATAGATCGTATAATGAGTACAATATCATCATATTTCTTGGTCTTGGCATCAGAAAAAGAACCTAATGAATACTTCCATATCTTCCAAATTTCTTTCATTATTCATCTTCAGTTAGTTTAGAGAAATCGTTAATTTTTTCAAATCGTAATGTCTTAGGAAACTTCTCTATTAGTATATCACCTTTATGTGATATGACAAATATATTTGTTGTTTTCCCTAAGTTGCCAAGTATAGCAAGTAGTGCTGCTGTACTATCAGCATCTAATGAACTATCAAATACTTCATCTAATATTAAAAGATTAGTTGCAGCAGAGTTCTTCATACGTGCAACTTCTCTCCATGTAAAAAGAAGAGACAAATCAATCTTCTGTTTCTCACCTTCGGAGAAAGAAGAATAACTAAACTCATCTCTAAATCTACTCTTAAGGACTTCATTAAACTCCTCGTCAAGAGTGAAGTTAATAAAGAAATCCATACTATGAAGATATTTATTAATGAGGGTATTAAAAATAGGAACATATTTTCTAATGATTTGTTTCTTAATACCAGAATCTTTTAGTAGATTCGATACTACTTGAAACTCATCTAATGTTTTACTAACCTGACCACAATCAATTTTAGTTGTTTCTAAATCATCTTTATATGCAGTAAGAGTATGTAATTCTTTTTCAAGTTTTGGAGTACTAGTTAAATCATTTAATTCTTTTTCAATCTGTAAATTATCAGATTCCAATCTAATTATATCCCTATCAAATGCAGATATATCACTTCTCAATTCATGAGCCTTCATTGATAACTCATCGGCTTTCGCTATGACAGAAACCAGTTCTTCAATAGCTTGTTTCTCTGTGTTATAAGCTTTGGTTAATCCAACACCACTATCTGTTAATGAAGATATCTTATTCTCTTTAAAATCTTTATCAATAGACTGGTGACAAGTAGGACAGTCATTGTGTTTTTTAAAGAATTTAATTTCTTTTGTAACTCTCTTAAGTTCTGAATTTATATCAGATGCTTTACTTCTTAACTCTTGTAGGTAAGATCCTTTATCTTCTGTTCCAGATAATTGTTTTTCTAACTCCTTTAATTCAACTTCTGTATCTAATTTATTACTTTGAGTCGTACTTATTTTAGCCTTATTATGTAATACTTTATCTTCTTTCTCTTGCTTTCTAGTAGTGTTTATTTCTCTTAAGGATTTTATAAGTTTTTGTTGTGAATTTACCCTCTCTTCTGCCATAGTAAGAAGATAAATACACTCCTTACTTTTTGCTTGTGCATCACGAACTCTATCCTTAAGGATAGAATTCATGTTTGAGAAGATCTTGATATCGAGTAAATCTTCCACAACTTCTCTCCTGTTAGGTGCGGTAAGTTGCATGAAGGGGACAAATGTGGATGAACCAAGTATGACAACTTGGGTAAAACTTTTGTAGTTGAGTTTGAGGATTGATTGCTCCAGATATTTTTGCGTGTCCTTAACTGCAGCGTCTTGATCAACCATCTTATTGTTTTTGTAAACTTCAAAAAGATTTGGTTTGATTGCTCTGAATACACGATACTCATCCCTCCCTATACTAAAATTAACTTCGACTTTTGTACCCTTTTCATTTATACTATTGACTAGTTGACTCTTACTAATCTTACGAAAGGGCTTATTAAATAAAGCAAACGTCAATGCATCAAGCATTGTAGATTTGCCAGCACCATTAGATCCAACTATTAAAGTTGCTTTAGAATCATTAAGTGAAATCTCAGTCCATCGATCACCAGTGGAAAGAAAATTCTTCCACCGAATAGTTTCAAAAAGGATCATTATTTAATAGTAGGAGGTGGAATTACAAAAACGTCTGGTGTTATTATAGTGTAACTATACCCATAGTTACCACATTGAAGTGCGACTAAATCTTGATCTATTTCTTGTAAATGAAGCTCTGGTTTATAATCATCTGCTTCTAATAATGACCTGTACCTTTCAGCATCATCTCTTTGTTCAAAGCATTGAACAATTTTTTTCTTTTCCTTATCAGGAATGGAATATACTCCACCCTTATTAGTAGTTAAGATAAACATGATGCCTCCATGTAAAGAGATCTCATAACACTTTTAACATTTGATTTATCAACTTTAAGATCTATTTCATCTATATAGTTGTCCAACATGGTTAAAGTGTCTTCGGTTTCCATTAATGGATCCCCAGAATCCAGTTCTACACTGAGATCTTCAACAATCTTAAGATCCCCAAGGGACATACGTTGAAGTTTCTGAACTGCATAATCAAATTTAGCATAATCACCTTTGTCTTCTACGATGAGCTTGACGAAGGTTCCTTTAATTTCTTCTTCAGGCGGTAATACAACTCCACCATTATAATACAACTTATGAAAAGTGTCAAAGGGATTTCTATAGAAAGTAGTTCGTAGAGTCTCTGTGTCAAAGACATGAAAACCTCTTTTAGATTTGTAATCATTCCAGTATAGTTGATAGGGGTTACCGAGATAATATATGTTTCCTTTATTAGATTTAGAATGGTAGTGTCCAGTAAACACCTTTTTAAATTTCTTAAAGATGTGAGGTTCCATTCCTCTATCCATTATATGACCAGGATGAGCCTCAAAACCGTTAAGCTCAAGATGGCCCATACAGACAGGAGCATCACTTTCTGTAATACTTCGTAGTGTTCTGTCATAGTTGTCATCACATATCCAAGGGAGAAAAAGAATATCAGTACCACCAAAGTTACAGGTAGTAGGTTTGTCAATGACAGTGAAGTTGGAATACTCTCCCAATAATTCTGTGGGAGCATTTACTCTGAGTGTATTTTTATAATAGATATCATGATTTCCTATAAGCATTGTCATAGATACATTTAGATCTCTTAAAGGATCAAACCACATATCCTTTGCCTCATCAAGAGACATAAAATTAATGCTTCTACGTTTATCAAACGTATCTCCTAGATTAATAATTGTATCAATCTTGGATGCTTTAATAAAAGGTATTACTATCTCACTATAAAATTTCTTATAGTGCTCTATGAAATGCTGATTGTCGTTACGAACACCAAAATGCTGGTCAGTAATTAAAAGGATCTTCATCTCTTAGTGTTCATTTCTACACGTGATTTAATTTGATTATAATCGGAATTGGTATCTCCGTCAACACTAAACACATGATCGTAGCCTGACTTCTCTAAAATTTTATCTTTAATATCCATCTGGCGTTTTTCTTTAGCAATACGGCGTAGGAATGCATAATAAACTATTTGAGTAAAGTAAGCAAATGGATTTTTACTTTTTGCTGGATCAAAATTATCAATATACTGTATACAATTCTCTATACCATCACAAACCATATCATCTTTATACATGTAATTGATGAAGTTTGGTCTGTACGACAAGTGAGTAGCAATCTTTAAAAAGCATCCACCTATGTAATTACTAACACGAGGTTTAGGTAAACCTTTAACTTTAGCAATCTCTACTTTCTCTTTATATTTGATAATAGCAGCAAGAAACTCCTGATTATCAACGTAATGTTGTTTCTTTTTTGTGTTCCTAGCCATATAGTTTTTGCACTTGAGGTAATTATACCACAAAAAAATCAGACCTGCAACTTGACAAGATAACCAATATGCTGTACACTAACCGTGTAAGGGTTCAAGGGAACACTTTATTTATTTTTAAATAGATCTTCTAATTTAGATCTATACTCTTCAACTTTTCCGATATAACCTAGAGATTTATATTTTGAAGGATCTAATTTCATCTTTGCTTTCTTCTCTTCAGTTCCTTTTTCCCCATTAATATAAGTTTCATACATAAAAATTACGTCTTTACTCATAGAAGAAACAGTTATAATATCTTTTTCCCTTATAATATAAAAATCTTCGTCGGATAGTTGCTGCCATTTTGCAAACCCTATACCCCTTGCCATTTGATTTTCGTTCATTGGTTTTTGAACAATATGTACAGCAACAGGATCTTGTATAAAAACTAAGGATTCATTTCCATCAACTGTTAATACAGCTCTACCCAAGACTTCTTCACCATTTAATAGCTTAAAGACACCGTAAAATTCTTCTTCGTGTTTTGCGTAGTTAATTGCCATACGATTAAAGTTTGACTTCTATGATCTCATACTTAAATTTTTCTTCGCTGTAAATTTTGACTCTTTCCATTAGGTGATTCAACGTATAGTTGTTCCCTTTATCTGTAGAAATGTCATCAGCAATATCATATAGAGTAGCCTTTGACTTGTTATCCCCCTTTCTTAGAACTCTTCCAATAGATTGTAAATTGCGAATCCTAGATTTAGAAGGAGATGCAAAAATTACATTGTGTAGATTTCGGATATTAATACCAGTAGAGAATGTTCCATAAGATGCTACTATTATAGCATTGTTGGATTTTTCAGTTAAAAAACGAATTTCCTCACGATCATTAGTATCCACACCACCATGAACAAGATAGACAGGACTGTCTGTATTACTATTTATCAATTCATACAGAGGAATTCCGTGCTTCTCGACATAGTTAAATAGTACTAGGGTGTTACCTTTAAGGTCTACTGCAAGATTCTTGATAAAATTATTTCTTAGATCATTATCTACAAGATACTCAATTTCATCTTGATATCCTTCAAATCTTTGTTCTTTATGTTTAAGTAAAATAATTTTTACTTTTAATTTAGCAACATGACCTTGTTTCATTAACTCATTAGTCTTGGTGACTTTAGAGCATCTACCAAACACACCCTCTAAAACTAACTGATTAACATTAGCACCGTCTAATGTTCCAGTAAAACCTATACGGTATTTACATCCATGCAACTTAGACATAAGCGTGGTCAGAGATTTAGCTTTGAAAAGGTGAGCCTCGTCACCTATCACAACATCGAACCTAGAAAAAAACTTACTAGGTTCCTTGTAGATAGATTGCCAAGTGGAAATTACCACATCATGTTTAGTATATTTCTCTTCCCCCGCATATATTTTGTGGCAGTATTTGGATGCCATCCATCCGTATTCTTCAAAGTCTTTATACATTTGCTCTACCAAAGAAGTAGTAGGCACTACAATTAAGACTTTTCTTTTGACATTTACATGAAAACGTACCAATGAATAAATCATTAAGGATTTCCCGCTTGCAGTTGGGGACAATAGGAGTCGTCTGTTGTATCGTAGGGATTCGTATACTGCTCGGTATTGGTAGTCCCTCATCTTTACAGGAAGAGATAAAGACTTTACGAAATGACCAACCCCTTCAGGAGTCACCAATTGATTCTCCTCCAATGGATTTCCAAAATTCTCCGAATCTTCTAATTGATAATTATACCCCTTCTGAGTAGCCCAGTCAGTTAGATAACTTACCAGACCACAATATATCTCACCAGTTGCAGGAGAATAAAGACGAATCTTTCCATCCCAACCTTTATATCTTCTAGTCTTTTGCATATACTTAGCAGACTCAACTTCAAAAGTAAAGAAGTCTGCTAATTCATAATTTATATGAGGATCTGCTTCAACTTTTAAATAAACTTCATTCTTCTTACGAATAAGGAGGTCCATAAAACCATGCCACAATTGATTTTCTCACACCAGAGGTGACGGGACGTACTCTATGCCATTGATCTGCTTGGAAAAAAATAGCAGATCCTTTTGGTAGTTTAAAACTCTCAAATCTAGGATCTGTCCCTGGTTTATATAGCTCCAAATCAAAGTCGCCTCCCTCATAATCTTCATTGAGGAAAAGAGACATACTTATTTTTCTTACTTGATTTAATCTGGCATTATGTTGATCTACATGCCAATTATAAAAACCACCTTCAGGATAGATACCAAATTGAACAGGTTCAACTCCATTTATATCTAATCCCCAATTACCATTATTACAATATTCACATGCCTCTAATAGCAAGTTATCTACAGACTCATTATTAATCCATGTGACTTCTGACTTTCTTAAAATTCTTCCTTTCGCTTCAGGAACTACACCTTTCTCCCATCCCATTTCATTACTACTAATTGCACGATTGATCTTTTGTAATGCTCGTGCATCAAATTCAATAATCTTATAGGGAGATCCATACCTCATCACATACCATTTTTAAATTTTTCCCAGTCTATTGCATTCTTAATTTGGAAGTTGCGATTGTTTATCATTCGCAAAACACTATCAAGAAAATATAAGACCTGATCTATGTAGTCTATTTTGTACTGAAGTTTTCTTACTTCTTCATCAGCACCAATAAACATTTCTAATTCTTTTTTATCTGTCAATTTTAAATCAAATGGTATCTCTTTATATACTGCAGATGGTGCTTTACCTTTATAATATATCCACTTCTCTTTAACTAATCCTTTCATTTCACTCTCACGTTCTTTCTTCATCAGAGAGAATGTATTATAATATTCCATATACCTCATATGTAACTGAGGTATTTTAATAGACTCTTCACAATAGAGGTCAGTATCAATTACACTATCCTCTTTCCATTTGTCTTGAAGTTGTTCAAGATTCATTATATACCTTGGTCTTTGGTTTTATCAAAAAATTCTTTTAATGAAGACTGCAACTGTCCTCTATTCTCAGTATCTTCTTCTTTAATCCCCTTCATCCTTTTGTAGTCTTGGTGCATTGCTCCCAATATCCATGCCTGTGCTAGTTGATTCGGTCCCTCTTTCAACAACTGGATTTGAAATTTGGATAGACCAGCCTTCATCTCCAAATACTCCTTCCTCCACGATGTTGTGTCGTGTGTTTTCTCTGTCATCCTGTTCCTCCCAATCCTGTACAATGGATTTAGCCTGTCTATCAACAGACCTCATGGTGTTATATATCTTAGCATCAATCCAGACCTTTGTCAACCACTTGATCAAACCCAAGGCCAGGTGGTTAATTGGGAAGCGTTGCTTCTTTGCCCACCTCTCTGCTTTAGCGTGCCAAGGGTCTACACCAGTTCCAAACTGTTTTTCAAAGGAGAATAGCACCTATTATAAACCCCTTAGTGAATGACAAACATAACATTTGATAATCTGTCAGATTAAATTTATCTTGAATCTTCTTTGCCCATTTCTTATCCCATTCTTTTACATGGTATAAAGCATGGACAACTGGATTCATTTTATCGTGGTCTTTGCAAGACATATCTTATCTCCTTGTTTGTGAACTAACGTTTCTTACTTCAAACAATATGTACTTAAATGTTGCAGTAGCAGTAAGGTACTGGTTATCTGATTGTGTAACATCAAATGGTATAGCACCTAATGCAACAGGAAATACGGATTTAAAAAGAACGTCAAAATTTGCTAGATTATTATTATTTAATACTTGAAGTGTTGCATCAGAATATCTTGGATCATCGGATGAATGGAATTGAAATCTCTTTTCCCAATCAGTTCTTTCACCATAATTTTGTGGGGTTCCTAATGCTCTCATCCAGTTATGGATTTCCATATAATTTCGTAGATCTTCATCTACTATAAATTCAACTTCTAGATCACCATAAACCATATTCCCTTCTATAGGAATTGGTACCATACCAGCAGTAGGTATTGGAACTTCACCTAATGACATATTTGGTATAGTTGCTTTTTGACATAGAAAAGAAGTCTTTTTAGCTCTTTGTAATAGGAAAATAAATCCTATAGGAGATAAAAAGTTTTTATTGGTCAATTGATCTTGATACCAGTTTGCCATTTATTTCTTCATGCACATATGTATTTATTAGACAAAAAAAGAGACCCATTAGGGTCTCTTTTAAAATATGTAATATCCGAATTACATGAGGTTTGCAACTTGTACTCTTCTGTAGTACTTGTTAGCATTGGCTGTAAGAGCACCAGATCCCTGAGTAAGACCACCTGAGAATGGGTTTGAAACCATACCGTAACGAGTCTTAAACCCGATTTTTGGTTGGAAGGTGTTAGGGTTGATTGCTCTGACTTGCTGCAATGGAACATATGGGCAATAGAACAGACCAGCATCATAAGGAGAAGTTCCTTTGTAGCCTGCAACATAGAAGTGCTTGTCAGCAACGTTAGATGAATATGGATCAACGTAAACCTTAATGCGACCATTAAGTGTACCAACCATTGTAGAAGAAGTATCATCTACACCAGTTAGACTGTTGTTACCATTAAGAGCAGGAGCATAGTCAAGAACGCCAGCCATTCCGAGAGCTGAAGCAACGTCTGCAGAACAGATTAGGATGTTGCCCTTCCCGCGACGAGTTTCTTGTCCGATAGCGTTTGAATCTCTTTCTATCTGGAATAGAAGTCCCTTGAATTTCTCAACAGACCATCTACCATTAGAGTCAACGTCTAGGTCGAAGATACCGTCAGTAGCAGTATTAGCGATAGCACCTTTAACAGCGTTCGTATAGATTGTTCTAACGACTTCCCTGTTGATTTCAGCAAGGATCTCGGTAGAAAGGATGTTAGCAAGCTCTTGCTCTGCATCCAATCCATGAATCGCCTTAAGGTCTTGAGCCATCTCTATGCTGTACTCTGCCTTTAAAGCACGTGATCGAGCAGTAACAGTTACTTTCTCGATTGAGAAACCCATCTCACGGAACTCATTGTTCGCAGTGGCATCGTCTAATGCTTCAGCAGTAGCTGTAGTCATACCAGTACCATCACCAGTTAACTCATATGTTCCAGCAGGGGAATCATTGAGTAGTCCTGGGTTAGCACCTTCAGCATCGTTAACACCAGAAGATGAAGCAGTAGGATCGTAGTTTGATAATCCTGTGCCCTTTCCACCAGTGAAACCAGCGTTTGGCTCGTTGAATAGTGCTTCTCTGAAGTCACCGTTGTTAGGTCTACGCTCTGAACCGTAGAATGATCTCATTGCAAAGATAAGTCCTGTAGGACCAGTCATTGGCTGAACGCCAGCGATATCATATGCAATTAGTTGAGGCATTGAACGTCTAATTAGACTGATCAATACTGGGTCGAAACCTGCAACAGGACCAGTGGCAGCGTGATCGCTTGTGTATCCAGTTGTTTGTAGAGTCTCAGAAAGAACGTTTGATTCTTCTTTGATTGCTAATTCTTGGTTTTCTAAGAGTTGTGCGACTACGCCTTTCTTATAAGTATCACTGATTTCAGGTACTGATTCGTGATTTAGAACGGGAGCCCACTTTTCTGTAAGTTGTTGTAATGTCATTTTGACTTAAAAAAAGTAGTTGTTTTAATTATTTGGACCAACGTGCTAGGGCATCTACGTACTTCGACATAGATCCTGACGCTGTGCTTTCTACCAATGGTTCAGAACTTTCTTCGGTGGGTTCTGTTACTGACTCAGCAACTTCGGCCTTCCTAGTGAAATATGATTCCTTGATAGTTTCGACTTTCTTACGATAGTCTTCTTCATTTTCAAACTCAACTCCCTCTGCAAGTTTAGCAAGCTTATCCTTTTGGGTTTCAGCAAGTCCTGCAGCTGCTTCGTTCACGATTTCCATTTTACTAAAATCACCAATACGCTTATTCAAAGCTACATTAGTGTCGATTTGCTCATTGAGTTTTTTCTCCATCTCATCAAGTTCCCCTGCCATTCCATCTAGCAGGTTGAATTTTTCTTCGGGAACACTAAAGTTATGTTCTACGAAGAGTTCTTTTAGGCCGTTAAAGAATGACTCTGCCATCTCAGTCTTGATACCGTGCTCAACCTGAAGAGCATTCTCTTCCATCCAGGTTTTTGCAGCATAAGATAGATAGTCATCGACTTTTTCTGCCAATTCTGTTTTGATCTTCTCAACCTCTTCGGTGAGAGATTCTTCCATCGCTTCTTGCACGACTTTGACTTCGCTATTTACACGTGAAGTAACAGCCGCCTCGAAGATTGTCACTGCTTTTGATCGGAACTCTTCTGAGAGTTCTTCACCAGCGACAAGAGCGTCAACGTCTTCACTAAAGTCGTACTCGGTTTTAGGGGTCTCTTCTGCGATTGTTTCGCCATCAGCTTCTACCTCCTCCTGTTTAGCGGATGCATCGGAAGGCTTCGTCTTAATAGACTTATCCTTTTCTACACTTACGTCACCAGAAGCACTTTTTCCAGCGTTTTTCGTTCCTGCAGCGTTCTCCCAGTTGTCAGAAGCTACATGAATTACTTTCTTACCACCACCTTTGGAGGTGTCGATAGATTCACCAGGTTTTGCGTTCTTAGTAACAGGATTAGAACCTTCGGTCACTTCTTCCATGTTATCTAGCTCTTTTTCGAGGGTCTCAGCCATTTGAATTAACTCCGTTAACTTTTACGTTGTCTATGTTTATTTATAAATTACAAACTTCTTAAAAACTTGCTGAACGCGGAAATTTTACGTTCTTGGAGGTTTCTAAGCGTTGCTTGATCTATTTCTTGTTTAATTTGGGCAACAGCAGACTCTTTTATGACTCCGTTATCCCAAACCCACTCTTTTCCTTCCATGATTCCATCCACAAAAGCGTCTGGAGCCGAAGGATCTGCTACTATATCAGCAGCAGTGGCAAGCATAAAGTCATCTTCTACGATATTACAACCATCTTCTTTACGAAGTGATCCCATACCTCTGGAAGAAACTCCGAGACTTACACCTTCATCAAGAAGAGATTTTGCAATCTTTCCATTTGGAGTATCAAGTATCTTTGCTCTACCAATAAAATTATTACCCTCCTCTTTAAGACTTTCGATCTTATGAGATACTCTATCAAGATTGATAGATGGACCTTCTGGATGACCTAACTCACCCAATGCACGGCCTTTAGTAATAAAGTTCTCATCATATTTAGCCACTTCCCTTTGAAGAGTTTTGAATGGGTACATACGTCCATTCTTATTCTTCAATTCTGCTTGGAGAAAAATACCTTCAATGAAATAGTTCTTTCCACCACCTTTGCGGTCTTCTAAAATGAATTCAGCTTTAGTGATTTGTTCAGCTATTAGTCTCATCGTTTGGTTCCTCTTCTACAGTGGGTTCATCCGTGGGTTCAACCTCAGCAGAAGCTTCGGGTTGTTCTACTTCACCTTCAGGTGCATCATCAGGTTTGCGACCTTGATAGTCAACATTCTGAATATCTCCTGCAGGATCTTGGTTATCAGTAATCTCATCTGCTACCGCTTGTGCAGTATCATCTGGATTAAATCCATGCGTTTTTGCAAATTCAACTTTATGTTGCTGAATAGCATCGTATGCTGATGCACTCAAAGCATCATTCATTGCATCAACTGCTTTGGCTTTTTCATCACCAAAGATATGATTCACTATAGTTTGTGCGATTTCGCTAGGCATAATAATTCCCACTTTAATATTTATTTATCAGATTTCTCCCCTACGCTGATCAGCAGCGTTAATTACCGCTTTTGGGTCGGGGGTACCTCCCCCTTCTGCGGGAGGTAATTCACCTGTAGCAGCAGGATCTTCTTCACCTATACCCATCTCCATTGCTTGCACTGCTTGTGGATCCATAATGGTTCCATCATTGATTTCTTTTTCAATCTGTTTGTCAATCTCTTTGATTTCAACATCAGTTTGCTTAAGAACTTGACGACGTATATACTCAGCAGAGAAATACTTACCAACGTAAGGATCCATTTGAGCAACCTCATTCATCCTTTCGTTACGGATTTCAATATCCTTAAGTTCGGAGAAGTAGTTATCAGCAATATAATCATATTGAATATGCTCCTTCATATCTTCCCAATCCTCAAGAGTTATAATACCCTTTAGGACTAATTGAGTCTTGAGTAGATCATGGAATAATTCAGAGAATCTCTTACGCAAACGTGCAACAAATTTCTGGAACTTAACCTCATCTCTTGTGATTTCAGCAGCACGACCAATATTAAATGTAGTCTCTGTTTCTAATCTTGAGTTAGGAACGTTTAATGCTTTGTATAATTTCTTCTGGAAGTACTTGACATCCTCAAGTTCTCCAAGATTTTGTCCACCTGGGAGCGTAGAGATTTCAGTTCCTCTACCGCCTTCCCTTCTTGGTAACCAGAAGTCCTCAAGCATCGACATGAACTTCTTGTCATCTTTAATTTCTCCTGTGTTTGCATCGTATACAAGTTTGTTCCTGTAACGACCCATTACTTCACGTAGGTATTGCTC